TGCAATTCTTAGTGGCCGCAACCACCAGTGCTAGGCCTTCCACAAAATGGGGAAAAGTACCGGCGACCAGGGCAGAAGCCAAAATAGGGCCAGCTCTACTAGCAGCAAAAGAAGTCAAGCCAGTAAGACTCATCTTGGGAGGAATCTCTCCTTGCTTCAAGGACATTATCAAAATTGCCGAAGAGGCGAGCGCAGCAAGTCTAGAGACAAGCGCAGCTAAATCACTGTGGGCGACAGCGTTGAGGTCCTCCATCAGGCCCTTTGTCTGGAAACCTTTGGCCTTATAACCAGTCTTCCAGCCCTTTTGAGCCACATGGGTTGACTTATAGTACAAAGAATCAATCGTGGGAAAAGAAAAACCAAGTCCTTCGGTGAGGAAATTCGTAAACGAAGTGGTGTCCACAAATCCTCCAAAAAGATCATAAATGGCGGTCTTAGTCGTCTGGGCCCAAATATTGGTAAAATCTAAAGAGCGACGAAAAGAATTAACTAACAACAAAATTTCAGCCCATCCACTCTTATTAAGAATGGCTGAGGAGAGTTTATAAGTACAATCTACAAAATTGGCGACAATAGATGCTCGTTCTGCATACTCCCCAACAACGTCCTTGAGGTTACGAGCTACTACGTCTTCTAAATAGGAGCGAGAAGGGCCCCAATTGGAAATAAATACGGCAGGATTACCGCCGGAGCCCCACACGGACTCCAAAAAGCCACCCTTGGCTTGAAAAGATCGGCCATCTAATACGGCCAACTTAAAACGACGTAAATTGTCGTCAAAATCCGTAACAAAACGGTGGAAAAATTTTCGACCAGAGCACTTTGTATCAGGTTCATTTCGATAGAACTGAAAAATGTGCAAAATCGGACGTGCTGGTTCCAATAGCAAAGTCCTAAGGCCGGCCCGTTTGGATGACGGGCACCTGGTGTTTGAGAGACTGTCAAGAATGTATTTGCGTAAAGCAGATAAAAACCTAAGCTGGTCCGGATACCATCTTCCGGTCCACTCTCGGGACTGCCCTTCAAAGCTAAAAGCTGAGAGTCTGCAGTTCCTTTTCCCCCTTCCGTGGCGTTCAGCGGGTGACTTTTTAAAATCACTCGGAGACTTGGAAGAAGGTGGGCACAATAAAAAGTTATTTGCGCATTCTGGGGTAGTAGGTGTGCCAGCCGGGGACCAAGAGGTGGCCGATGCTGACAATGAGGGTGGGTTAGTTAGTGTGTCAGTTGGGGACCAAGAGGTGGCCAAAGCTGACAATGAGGATGGGTTAGTAATAGTATTAGTGATGGGAGCAATAGTAGCGGATTCCAATAACGGAATAGTATTAGGGTAAGCAATAGTAGCTATAGTATTATAGTAATTTGAGAGATTTTCATCTACA